AATGTCATAGGAAAAATCTTTTTCAAGCCATGCTTTAGCACGACCAACAGCAACAACACCCTGTTCAAAGGTCTTGGTACTGGTTGCAGTAATATCAGTCTGACCGTCATAATTGACTGCATCACCATCTAATAGACCACGCATTGCAATTCTTGCATAACCTGTACCGCCCTGACTACCACCAAGGGTTGCCTTAATGTCAGGGTTACCCGCCAGTGCTTTTGACTTCTTGATCTCATGCATATGAAGGTTCGGCACTCTACCAACCATATACTTGAAAGCCTGTGGGTTAAAACTCTTAGAATCAAACTTATCGTTTGGCATAAATTTTCACCTGTCCTTTCTTTTACTCACCTAAGTTAGCATCAGGATTTTCTGCTAAATAGGCACATAATTCATCATAGTTCATTTTTGAAGTGTCAACTTCTGCACCCGGTTTCTGCTGTGCGGATGCCCCCGGCTGAAAACCTTTGAAATTCTGCTGCTGTTTCTGTGCTTCAAACAGGAACTTAGTACCTTCATCACTGGTCAGTTTTTCGATCTGTTCAGCTAATCCCTTGACATTTCCTTCCTTGTCAAACTTGGCATCCTTCAGGTCTAAAAGTGCCTTAACTGCGGTGATGTTCTTTGCCTTTGCACCTGTCAGTGCTTTTTCAACAGCAAAATCAATTTTCAACTGGTTCAGTTCAGATTCATGGCTTGCCTTAGCTGTGGCGTTTTCGGTCTGCAACTCCTCAATCTTCTTTTTCAGATCGGCGTTGTCCCCGGCAGATGCTTTCAGGGTTTCTAACTGCTTGTCACGGTCACCGACCTGTGTTTTCAGTCCTTCAACTTCTGTCTGCAAGTTCTTGATTTCTGTTGAAGCAGTACCCTTTGCGTTCTCAATGTCATCACCATTGATTTTCATTACTGAATCAACCTGTTCCTTGGTAAGTCCTAAATCCTCTAACTGTTTTCTTGTCATTTCTATACCATCCTTTCAAATACGTTTTTATACGGGGTTACTCCCACATGATTGATTGGTTTTGTTCGGTTTACGCTTGACAACCCGCAAGAAAAAAGACACCCGCTGCCGGATGCCTTTTCTATATGCTACTTGACCCAGTAGCCGGGAGATAATCAGGATCACCATGCCTTTCTCATTGTGTACGTTTTCATGTGCCTTTTATCCCCCTTTCTGACCTCATATAACCGCCATATAACAATTATTACAGGTCTATTGATAACTTGTTAAGGTATGAAAAAAGCACGGCTATTTGACCGTGCTTTTTAGTCCCAATGTTCCCCGTTTTTGGGGTATAATTCCAAAATAGCATAAAAGTTTGGAATATCTGCAATCTGCTTTCCATCTTTTAACGCTGTCAACACTCTAATCTTTTCATCCAGTAGTTCATCACTGTCTAAATCAAAAAACTGTATCATTGTAGGTGGGAAATCGACTTCTGAAAACAACTGTCTGACTTTTATGCTTTTTTCAATCAATTCATTTTTCATCATTCCTCACCCGCTTTCTTCAAAAGTTCAATAATAGTCGCATCCAATTCTGCAACCAAATCCGGCTTATCTGCTTTCAGCAGTTCAATCAAATCAGGTCTTGTTATGCTCAATGCTGCGTAATTTGCTATTGTTTCATGCACCCGGCTTTCTTGGCTTCTGTAATAAGATGACCCATGACCATACATGACTGTTCCTTTATCTCTGAATACACCACCTGACAGTGCATCATAAATATCTTCAAGATTTCCTATTCCACCACCCATGATGTTTCTTGCCATATAATCACGTTCATCATTCATGGCTGATACCAGTTTATTGTACTGTTTCTTATAATCAGCAAGTGAACCTTGGAAGGTTTTATCCATCACTGAATTATTCAGTTCAGAAATCAAATTCTGATATTTTGCATTTACTTCATCCCGAACCCTTCTGTACTCTTTTTTATGTTCAGCAAATAGGTCTGCAACTTCATCACTGATTGAATCAGATGTACTTTTGAATACATCCATCAGTGCTGTTCTGCTTGTGCTGAACCAATTACCACTTTTTGACGGGTCTTTTCTACCGTACAAATCCATCAGGTGCATTTCTTCATGCAATGTGGTATTTACCTGTCCGGCAAGATTTTCACCTTGTAATTTTGGAATAGTCAATTTTACATCAGCCAAATTCCCGGTCAATGTATATGTTGAAGTTGAAACAGCATGATTTTTACCGTGTGATATTTTGAACGGAATACCATTGTTTTCTATGGTTTCCAATTTTGCCATGCTATTATACAGGGCAACCACATTTGCATCTGCACCTTCCAACCCGTTTATATAGTCTACAAGTGCCTGTGTATTTTTCAATTCACCTTTTGCCTTGAAAGCATCCGGGAAATTGTCAATCTTTAATTCTTCAACCTGTTTGACTTCTTCCTTTGCCTTAATTGTATCATCAGGTGATGCTTCTTGCAAACCTGACTTGTCACCCTGAACAAAAGCCTTATCCCATTCCTTATAGGTCATGTTGCCCGGTACAAAGTAGGTCTTGCCAGTTTCTTCATCCCGTGCAGCACGTTCACCAACAGCATCAAATTCATCATCAAAATATGGTACTGTGGTACTTCTGCAATGAACATGAAACGGCGGTGCAGTAACACCAACCTTCCATTCAGACATAGGGAAATGCTTGCCATCCATCCCCCGGCATATATCCGAAGTGTGGGAATCCAGTGTTGCCACTATTTCAAACTGTTCAACATCCAGTTCATCAAAACAATCCTTTTGTGCTGCGGAACTGAAAAAGGCTTCTTCTGTCATTACCAACCGCCCGGCGTTGGTCTTGGAAGTGTTCATCTTCCGGGCAATTTCATCAATGGCTTTCTGTGGGTCTTTTCCCAAGATGATGTTCTGTGTCAGGGTATTGTTCAGTTCATTGACCAACTTCTTACGGTTGCCCCATATCCTTTCACTGAAATTCTTGCCATCAACCGCCCAAGGCTTGTTGATGACCTTGCTGATCTGCTTGTCATCCAGTGCGGAAAAGTCCCAACCAACACCCACACCCTTCTGAATCTCATAGGCTGTGTGATAATAGCCGGACTTGTAAACATTCCGCATTGTGCTGTCAATGCTGTCAAGTTGGTTTCCAAACATGACTTCAATGCTCTGTTGGGTCTGCAACTTCAAGGCTTCAAGTCTGCTGATATGGAATCTTGCAGATGCGTTTTCAAGCTGCTTGACCCAAGTGCCGTTGATCGCATTTTCCTGACCGTACTGAATGTACTGGTTCACACCCCATTTCAGTTCAGCAAGTTCCTTTGCGTTCAACATCCGCTTTGCTTCTGCAAGGGTTACCCCGTTGTTAGATGCAAAACGCTGATACCATGCAGCAATCTGACCTTCAAGTTGCTTCTGTGCCTGTCGGTATTGTTTTTCAATATCCGCATAGCACTGAACACCTATCTTGTGTTGTGACTGTTCAAGCAGTTCAAAACGCTTCTGCCAGTATTCACCGTTATTCATCTACTTCACCGCCCTGACTTCCCTTGTTTGGGTCACCTTTATTGTCAGGGTCATCATTCTGTGTACTAAACGGATCGTACTGTGCAAGCATTTCTTTCTGTGCTTCTTCCT